GGCCTGGACAGCAAGCGCCAGACTGGTGCGGGTCGACAGAAAGCCCGTCATGCGTTTTCTCCTTCATCGGTTGCCGCGGCCTTGGCAGCGGGCTTGGGTTTGTCAGCAGGGGCGGGCTTCTCCGGCTTGATGGTGAAGCAGCCGAATTCGGGGGTATCGACGCGCACGTCTTCACCCGCCGCGTTCTTCTCGACGCGGGCCATGAGGCAGTCCTTTCGTTTGAGGGTCAGTTGAGCAGGGTGGCCCAGTCATCGGGCGCGGTGGCCCAGACGACACGGATCTCAAGCACGATGGCAGCGAAGTCGCGGCCCTCGTCTTCCTCGTCGCCATAGGACACGGGCTGAATTTCCATGACCTTGCCGGTGAGATTGTAATCGGTTCCGAACGCATTGGCCGCGCTCACCAGCATCGCTTCAGCTTCGGCGCTCGTGGCAGCAGCAAAGCTCAGGAAGAACGAACCGGAGTGATAGACCGCGCCGCCCGCCGTGCCTTCGTAGCGCATGATTTCGATGGTCCCGGCTTGCTGGATCAGCGCGCAGGGCAGGTCGTTCTTCTCGTCGATGGCATCGTCTTCGTCGCGATATTCCAGCGCTCTCATGCCAAGCGATTCCAGCTTGGCGACCAGCGCGGCGCGGACCTGAAGCCGGGCGCTCATTCTACTTCACCAGATTGGGCACTATGACCCAGTGTGTGCCGCTGTCATCCGTTCCGGTCGAGCCGGGGAAATAGGCTTTGCCCGGACGCTTGGGCAGCATGATGCGGTCATTGCGGCTCGGCTCGAACGGCAGGCTGAGCTTGCGGATCGTCACCGCCATGTCCTGTGCGACGATCTGCCCGGCGCCGATGTCTCGGGTTGCATCGCCGTAATCGACGTGCGCCTTGAACCGCAGCGGCGCGCGGCCGGCGCGGATATAGGTGATCGTCTCACCCAGCCGGTCAGCGCAGATGCGGTCGATCTTGTCGGTAAGGGCTTCAAGGTCAGGCATGGGGATGTCCTAGATAGCGGGGCCGGGGGTTAGCCCGGCCCGCGCATCGTTTACTTCGCCGGAGCCTGATTGGCCTTGGCGGCAGCCTCAGCGTCAGCTTTGGCTTTGGCCTTGGCCTCAGCTTCAGCCTTGGCTTTTGCTTCGGCTTCGGCAGCGGCTTTCGCGGCTGCTTCGGCTTCCTCGTCGACATACGCTTCGGGCTTGCCCTTCAGCGCATCAGCCTTGAGTGCGGCCTTGGCGACATCATCCTCGACGAGTCCGCGCCAGCCAGCCGGATAGGTTTTCGTGTCGCGGGAGTTCTCAGCGAACGGAAAGTCCAGCGTGAAAGTCACGAGTTTCATTGCTCAATTCCTATCAGTTGCTGGTCGTGCCCTTCACGAGCATTGCGGGGCGGGTGCAGAGCGCGAACGGATTCGTCTGCGCGTGCATCCCGACGAACTTGTCCTTGCCGGACGGATCCGGAAGCATTTTCACCGCAAGGCGCTGGCCGGGCTTGTTCGCGGCCGAAACGAAATCGGCCGGGCCGTAGTAGTTGAGGAACGTCTGGCGGGTGCCGAGCGGGAAGAACCGCGCTTGGCTGGCCGGAATGAACGCCCGCGTGGTCGAGGTGTCATCGGCGTTGAGATAGGTCGCCTTGCCGCGGTATTCCTCAACAGTCAGCCCCTTGTGGGTGAAGCTGCGGCGCACATCATTGCGCAGCGGCTGCTGGGTCGAAGTGTAATACTTGTAGGCTTCGCGGATTTGCGGGTGTGAGACGAACTTGTCGAACCATGCCGAATCGACCAGGCCATGAACGCCCGTGACGGTTTCGCCGAGCGCATTGTCTTCGATGTGGCGCAGCATTTCCATGATCTTGGCATCCACGTCAGTGGTTTCGGTGCCGAGCAAAAAGTCGATCGACTTTTCGGTGACGCCGAAATCAGTGAAGGCGTTGAACAGTTCAGTGCCGTCCGCATCGGTGAGCTTGCCCTGGATCGCGTTGACCAGATGCCATTCCTCGGTGATGTCGAACTTGCCCGCCAAAGTTTCCAGCTTGTCGTTCACCAGTTCGGTGAACGACTGAAGCTGGTTTTCCGAGCCGAAGGCGCGGATGTTCTGGATGTCATCGGCGTAGATGAATTCATCGTGCTCGATGTGGAACACCGAATAGTTGCGCATGTTGCGCTTCGGCGAACGGCCCACGGTGCCGGCATTGCCGCCGCGCGCCGAGGTGTTGAGCAGGTTCAGAACACCGTTCTTGAACTCGATCTGGAACGTGGTGGTTGCCAGAGCGCGAGCGCGGAACAGACCAAGTTCGCGAACGCGGCCATAGGTGTTGGGAACGACATTGATGGATTCGGCAAGCGAAGACATCGAAAATGCGCTGCCCTTGAAGGCGTCGATAAGTGCCATTTTACTGGTTCCTTTCCTTCAGGCTTACGCCTGGTTGAGAACGCGGATGCCGCGGTTCTTGAGCTGGGCGATCGCAGTGTTGCGATGCGCGTCGGTGGTCACTGCTGCGCCCCACGTAAGGCGCTGGCGGGCGAAGGTTGCGGTCCAGTCGATCACGTTGATGCCGGCAGCAGCAGAGGTCGCGTCAACGCCCTCGATCGCAATCGCGACGGCAATTTCAGCGCCAGTTGCGGCTCCGGGGGTGTAGTTCGTCAGCAGGCCGGACGCAGTGATGCGGCCGAGAACGCGGAACAAAGGAATGACGCCGGCGCCGGAAACGATCGTTTCGCGGCCACGGCTTGCGTCCATCGGCAGTTCGGCCTTGAGGCCATCACCGAGAACGAGCGCTTCAGTCTGATTTGCCATGAGGTGTTCTCCTTACTTCTTGTCGAGGCCGAAACGGGCCTTCATGTTGTTCACGAGGACCGGCTCGCTCTCAGCTTCCGGTTCGTCGGCAGCCTGACCAGTCGGGCCGGGCTGCTCGGCGGCGAGGTTCTTGCGCATGTCTTCGCGCGCCTTGTCGTCGTCAGCTTCGGCCGCAGCCGGAGCCGGAGCAGAAGCCTTCGGCGCGGCGGCGAGCATGGTGACGATTTCATCGCCACTGAGCTTGTCGTTGGCGAGCATGGTGGTGGCGAGGGCTTCACGGCCAGCATAGTGCTCGGAGCCGATCACGGCGTTGGCGCGGGCCTGAGCTTCAGCGAAGCCTTCGTCGCGTGCAGCGGCGATTGCCGCGTTCGCTTCAGATTCAGTCATGTGTTCCTTTTCCTTTTTCTTGCCCGCGCCTTCAGCCTCATCATCTTCGGCCTCGTCATCGGGCATGGCTTCTTCCATGTCGCTTTTGGGCTTCGGCTTGTCGGCACGCGCCGCCATCCGGAGTCCCGCGTAGGATCCGTTGGTCATTTCATTTCCTTCGGTGGTCAGGCGCGGGCGAGTTCCCGCGCGCGGTTGAAGATCGCTTCGAAAGGCCCGATCCCATTGATGAGGCCGCGATCCATCGCTTCTTCGCCAAAGAACCAATCGCCCTCTTGCGAGGCGACATCGGCGGCGTCCAAGTCTCGGTTGTCAGCGACAAGGCGGATGAACTGCTCGCGGGTGTTGTCCACCCAGGCGACCAGCTTGTTGACGGTTTCCTTGTCGGCCTTTTCGAACCACGCGCCGCGGGCCTTGCGATCGCCAGCACGGATCATCGTAATTTCGACGCCTTCGCGATCCATGTTGCGGGTCATGTCCACGAGCAGCGTCCAGACACCAATCGAGCCGACAATGCCGGTTTCAGGCATCCATGCCTCATCACAGGCCGACAGCAGCGCATAGCCTGCGCTGCAAGCCTGCTCATTGGCGGCACCAATGATCGGCTTACCTCCGCTGCGCGCCGAGTAGGATGCAATCTTGCGGGCCAGATCAAAGCATCCGGCGACCTCGCCGCCCGGACTGTCGACATCCAGAAGGATGGCGCGGACACCATCATCGTCCTGCGCCATCTCGATCTTCGCTTCGATCTGGTTGTAGCCGACGACGCCGGAATATGGGTCGATGCCGCCGACGCGCTGTGCCAGCGAGCCCTGAACCGGTATGATCGCAACACCGTCAATCGCCTGATAGTAGCGGCGCTCGGGCCGGTCGCGCGACGTGATCGCCGATGCTTCCTGCTTGAGTTCGATGACTCCCATCGTGGTGCCGTCAAGGTGCTGCAGCTTCGAAATGCCGAGATGATCGAGCAACGCGGCCGCCACAATCTCGCACTTTTCCGGACGCAGCATCAGCGGCACGTTGAAAAGGCGCTGGCCGATGAGTGGATATTCGATCACTGCCCCGCTCCCTCCGTTTGTCGCCGACGCGATTGACGTTCTTCTTGCTGCTCATCTTCGCGTTCTTCGCCGTCGCCGTCGCGATCCGCTTCAGTGCCAGCGCTTTCGCCGCCTGCCTCGCTACCAGCCGCACCGGCGAGCTTCAGTGGCACGAAGGCGGCAAGGCCAAGGCGCTCACGGATGCGATCTTCGCGGGCTCGGCCCTGAAGCACTTCGAACAGATCGAGGCCGTTGTTGGCGCACTCGATCGCATTGTTTGATCGCCCGGAATGGACCGCGATGTCTGAGGCGTTTTCCTCCTTGAGCGGATCCACCTTGCCGCGTCCTGGGCGAAGCCACGAGGCATAGCCAATCAGTTCGCGGCGGTCGTAGAATCGTCCCGCGCCGCCCGGCACTTTCACGGTGCCAATCGCAACCGCCTCTTCCAGCCAAGCCAGATAGACCGGGTGGCACGTCTGAGCGGTGAATTCCTCGCCCATGCTCTCAAAGCCGCGCCACTTCTCGTTCAGCAACGTGCGGGCCGAGCTATAGTTAATTCCGGCCCAATCCTCACTGATCTGCGGATATGACAGGCCAATGCCCGCCGCCATATCCTGCTGCCCGGACGCCTTGAAGGGCGGGTAGTTTCCGGCCGGGCGTGCCGGCTGCTTGAACTGCATTTCCTCGCCGGGAAACAGGTGCGTCATGCGCGTGCCTTCTAGGCTGACCTTGTTCTTGGTGCGGAATGCTACCTGCTTTTCCAGTGACCAGCCGCTGCTCGCGCCGCCGCCAGTCGGTGCCATCGCTGCAGCAACGTCGCTGGTCGGGTAAGACGAGCGGACATATCCGGCGTTGATCGCATCGAACAATGCCGCCTCAAGCTCGGCAACATCGTATTTGTCGTTCATGCGCGTGCGCTTGACGATCGGGGCGAGTGCCGAGACGCCGCGCTTCTGATTGGCGCGGTGCTGACGGTAGGTGTGGACGATCTGCTGCTTGCCGGTGGCGGTAAAGCGGGCCACGCGCGTCCAGCGAAAGTTGTCGCCCTGGGTATTAAGCTGAGCCGGATGCTTGACCCGGATGTGATAGGCGACCGGCGCGCCGTCGCGGTCATATTCGATACCGCCGTAGATCGTGTTGCCGTTCGCCAGAAGGTGCCCATCAGGGACGCCGTTCGGATTCGTGACCCGATCGCTGTCGATGATTTCGATGCAGGTCGTGTAACGAGCGCGGCGAGCCTTGTTGCGCAGCAGAAGGAAGCATTCGCCATCGACGATGCGCGTAATCAGCGTCGTCCGCATAAGCTGGCCGAACGTGGCCTCGCCGCGAACATCGCAAGATGTGCCGGAGTAGGCGAATACCTTGAATTCGGCTTCAGTGCTGAGCGACCAATCCAGCGACCATTCGATGTCCCGGCCCAGCAACTGGTGCATCGGCTTCGCATCGAGCATGACCCGCGAGCCGATCACCGCATCAGCGATCTTGTTCACGGCGCCATGGATGACGGGGTGATTCCGATACAGGTCGCGGGCGCGTGCCACCAGCAAATCGCGGGTATCGAGAACTTCGTCATCGGCGCTCAGCAGCGACGGATGCCAGTCGGTCATCTCGCGCGTGCCGTAGTTCCCGGCTTCGAATGACGAAGACCAGCCATCATACGCCATTGCCTGCGGAGCGGTGAAGCCCAGAGCGTCAGTGAAGGCGCGCATCAGGCCCATCAGTAGTAAACTCCAATTGCTGTGCGCCGCGGCTGAACTTCAATGCCTGCAACAACCTGAGCGTCATACAATTCGCCCTGAAGTCGCAGGATGTGAGCGTCCATTTCCGCAAGCGTCGGCACGGCCACCCGGATTCGGCGACCATCGCGCCAAGCATCAATCACTGCCTCGCCAGTCGCCACCAGCGCACGCTGCGCCTTGGCCTCGGCGATCTCGCGCGTCAGCCGCTCGACCTCGGTTTCTGCGGGAGCAACTAAGGTGGTTTCGACGACGCGAACCGCAAACGCCTTTTCCAGCGTGCGGCTCTGCGATGTCGTGACCCGCACCGTGAACGTCACCGTCTCGCCGGTATTGCCGCCCGTCAGCCAGACCAGCGTGGTGTTCGTCGAAAAGCTCGCCACGGTCGGCTGCGTGGTGCCGGCCTCGTCGATGAAGGTGACGGCATCAATCGCGCTGATAGCTTCGCCGTCACGCAAGTCTT